CCTGCCCGCCTAAATCGATAATAATAGCTTGGCTATCAGCGTCGATTGCAGTTGAATCGAAAGCAGCCGCTAAAAACTCGCTAGAGGTCCCCAAGTGCGAATCAATTTCTGATTGCGTCGGGTGGTCACCGTCAAAACCCAATAAAATACTGCTATCGTCCATGGGTAGAGGTGATTGCGCCTTAGCGCCTGTGATATTCAATCTGTATTCCGATACGTTTACCGCTTTACCACGTTTGGCGGTATACGGTTGTCCACCTGGTCCGTATGCCATTTTTATAATCCTTTCTTTAACCCCGTCTCTGAAATTCTTTACGCATATATTCTCGGAAAGAATCTTTGGAGGTTACCTTTTTATTAGTTTGTTTATTTGAATTAGTACCCATAGGAACACGTGACCCAACCTCATTAATGCTTTTTTTCCTTACGCCATCCTTTATATCGTCTGGCAAAGACTGCAAAAAACTATCAGGGTCCTTACTGAATTGCCTCCGTGCATATTCAGAATATTCGGCATTTAAAGAATTTAGAGCCCTTTGCAAACTTTCCTTCATAGTAGTCTCTCGACCAGATTCAGAATATTTCAAACGATCCTCACATACCCTAGCCACTAATCTTTGGTTGCCCTCTAGGGCAATACCACTATCTTTAAAGGCTTGCTGTAGTTCAGTCTGTATTCTGTTTGACGCTTCAATTTCTAAATGCTGTTGATATGCTGCAAATTCACGATCTTGGATTTTTTTGTTTTCAGCTTTTAATCTATCTCGCTCTTGTTCGGCAGCGTGAGCCCGTTTTTGATCGGGTGTCATTTCCTCCTCTTCAATAGCAGCTAATAGCTCATCTTCTGAAAACTTTCGGAGTGCATCTTTTGGTATTCCTAATTTTTTTATTACCGATACGTCCCCAGACTTGGCCGCTCTTAAAATTTCTAGCAAGGGCTTTACTTGTTTATTAAGCTTGCTTGCCTCCTCCATTCTTTTATAAGAAGCCTTATCAAGTTGAGCACTTTTTAACATATCCTCGTAGGATATCTCTAATTCCTCGCCGTCTACGTTAATCTTGTGCATTGTACCAGTGTAATCGAGTTGCGATTCCTCGCCACTTTCCTCTGATTGCGTATCGTCAATTCCATCCTCAAGGGTAGGATTTTCAATGTTATCATTTTCAGAGTAATCCGTGTCTTCAACCATGTTTTCTGTCATTCGTTCCTCGCCTTGATGGGTAGAGGTTATAGGTTATAATTTATTATGATTATCTTAGCCGAAATGTATTAACAAGTCCAATTTTACATCTGTCGTTGTGGCTATGGCTACGCCGTCTCGATCCTCTAATTTTATAGTAATAACAACGTCGCCGCTGTTGTTGTACTTCCAACCAAACGACGAAACTATATAATAGGTATTAGATATCACTCGCCGGCATATGACCTCTTTTACTCTCTTTGGCTCGCCTGATAATATCACCGTTTCGGCAGCCGATCTAACCGCAACGGTTTTTGATGTTACGTCAAAATTATCAACAAATGTTAGGCCATTTCTTAGGTTCCTTATTGATACTTCGACAAACTCACTTAAATAAACTAAAGCGTCTTTTAGTTCTTTGCCTGCGTCGGTTGTCAGATATTGCGAGACTTCAAAAAGCCTCGACAGTGTAATTTTTGCCATAAAGCTACCTAAAAAAGTCTACTGTTAAACAAATTACAATAATGCCAAAAAATAAAAGTATTTTATTCATCTTCGTCTACCTCCTCAGAATCTAAACCAGCCAGGTCATACCAAAAAAGACAAGATTCACACATATTATTATTGTTAAATCGAGTAACATTTTCCGTTTCCCCACACTTTCCACACGTTAATCGGTCCATGATTTACCTCCGATATTGATCATATCAGAGTATAAACCATTTCAGTGCCGACCCTCTCGGCTTTCATAACTTGACGGCGAGGTCGATAGGTAGAAATATGAATCCAGTTCGGTTCATCAATAAGTTGTTCAAACGGCAAATTTGATTCTTTTATCCAGTCAATTACCTTGGTTTTAGGTATTTTATCAATTTGGAAATCAGCCGCCGCAAAACCAGAATGGCACCTATGGTGTGAATGCGGAGCACCTCTAATTTTATAATGATTGTTTAGCCTGCCACACCTAAAGCCACTTGTTATTTTAACAGCGCCGAAATTATCTCTCACCGGCTGCAATACTTCGATACATAATAAAGCTATGTTTTTTATTTGCCTTTCATTAGGAGTATTATCAATGCCATACTCAGCGGCTGTATCTGAATAAACAAACTCACTTAATTTAAAATTTTTTGATAATTGTATATCATTCATTTATTTATAACTCCCAAATTTTTTTGGACCACCACCAAAAACCTTTACCCCAAAACTATCTTGATTCTGATTTTGATCTTTAAAAGCCTCGGGGTTTATAAACATATTGTTAGAATGTGTTACATTGTTCTCTTGATACGGATTCTCTCTATTTAATACTCGAATGCCATACATTAAAGCGGCGAGTGCATCCATATGACCTAGCTCGCCTGATCTAGCAAAATCAGTTTTATTTTTATTAAACAATCCGGCTTTAATTGTTGCTAACAGAAATTTGCAACTAGGTTTTATTTTAACTTTTTTGGTAGCAAACCGAGCTGCCATAGTGTTTACAGCGCCAAGCCAATCGGTTTTAGGAGGTAATTGCACTTGATAATCAAACATGTTTAATAGATCGACTTGCAGTTGGCCAGGCACATCGGCCCAACGTGGCGGCCTATTGCCACGGTTTTTATCACTCAAAAAATTGTCCCACTCTTTTAGACCCGAAACAATTTCATTAGTCGAAGTATTCTCGCTAAAAACTTTCTCTGCCCAAACAACATCGGTATCTGTGTTAAATTCATAGGTCATTAACAGCGCCACGGTTTTATCTCTGACCCCACCCCAATCGACGACAACTTGCCACTGACAAACCGAAGGAAAATCGAAATCAAAAACACACTCATTTTCATAAAAAATAGGTATTACCATCAAATTTGTTGGCCGTATCACCATAGCCATAAATTCACGCATAAAACCGTCGGTGATATTTATGCCCTGCGATTCTGCGACAAGACAAACCTCCCTAGCTGTTAATTTATCGTCTCCTGTAACCCTCTCTCTAATTTCTGTCACAAAATTATTAGATAAAACGGTTCCGGTCCTCCCGGCAGCTTCAATTAAGGCTTGGTTGCTGATACTAGGCGATTGAAAAACCATATAATTAAATAGCGTGTCGTGGGCGTCACAAGCAGGTTGTATAATTGTATGTAACGGGTGGTCGGGTTGTTCAGAGGGCGAGCTGACAAAAATTTCGTGACCTTTCGAACGAATTAGTTGAGGACCTATAACAGAGTTGACACCGTAGGTAAAATCATCACCGCTGACAAAACCGCATTCCTCATAGATAATTAATTTGGCATTACCTCCACGATTTTTGTCAACGTACTGCCGTTCGAGTGCTCCCAACCGTAGACTTGAGCCATTAAAGAGATTCCATCGATTTTTGGTAGAATACCTACTAATCATACCTGGCGGAGCGTCTTTTATCACAACGTTTAAATTATCCTCAACAATTTCCTCTGACTTGTCTTTTGTCGGTGCAATTACTCGAGCAATGGAGTTAGGATTTCGTATCAAAAACTCTAGCGCAAATGTTACAGCCCAAAACGACTTACCTAACTGCCGAGACGACAATACCGCAACTTTTTTATAAAAGTCCCAGTTGCGCCGAACTTGATTACTGATAGAAATCTGTAAAGGATCTAATTTATAAGACAAGTCTCCTTCGTTCCAAAGAAATTGCCTAACCTGCTCGGCTGTGATTATATCATTGCTCATAAAGCAGCCTTTTATCGACCTCGACAAGGACAAGCTAAAAGTCCAGTAGCGTTACACCTTATACAAGGTCCGTTTTCAGTCTCTCTAGCGCCAACGCAAACCGGGCATTTATAATAGCCGAGAGATTTGCAGTTAGGGCAAGCTTTTTTGGTGACCATTGTTAATACTCCTGATAAACAGCATACCCATTTTTGACCAACCAGTCCGACAAATTTAAAGCTTTTAAACCGTCGCTCCATTTTTCATTTTTTTCGATCAGCTCTATTTCTGCGATATATCTACCATACTTGTCCCGCTCTGTTGTTGTTACGGTCAACCCCGTCCCAACGCTTTCGGCGACCCACTCAGCAACGGCATTTTTAGATTCCAAGCCTTGTATTTTTTTGGCTCCCTTGACCTCGGGTGCATTGATTCTCGCAAGTCGTAACCTTTGACGTGTGAATACATCAAAACCTAAATCGAACTCTACATCAACAGTATCACCGTCAACTACCCGAATCACTTCGCAGCTAGTAAAGACCATTGAGTTTATATTTTTTGGCATATCTCAATCTCTTTTTTTTCAACAGCGGTCCTAGCCCACAAGTAACTTTCCTCTAAAGATACGCCAGCCCTTTTTAGCTCCTCGACACTGCCGGGAATGCCATTAACGTAGCCTAACAGCTCGTTGTACTTCATAGCTAAACCTGTAACGATTTCGTTTTTATTTATTGCGTACTCTCTTGATTGCTGCTCGTTTGTTTTCCCAGATTTTTTTACGTTCCTCTTCGGTGATTTCTTCGTCGCTTTCTTCTTGGTCATAATATTTACTACTCCTTACAAAAAAGTCTTTGATTTCTTGAGCACTGATTTTTTTTTTATTCTCTGGTTTGTTGTCCATTTTTATTATCCTCTTTTTTCGACAATTGCAATAAGGCGGCTCTGGGTACTGCTTTTAATAGCTCGGTATTCTCCTCAAATTTTTGCGTGCTACTTTCCTCGATGGCGTGTCGATCACTCCAATTACACAAATTTTTAAGACTAAAAATCAGCAATGCTTTATCACCTGCCAACGCCATTGTTATAGCTTTAGACTGTAAACGAGTTCGTATCGTCATGAGCCTTTTTTCTTTTAACTCAACTAATGAAGTAACCCCGGCGTCTGATTTTAGCCACCGCTCAAGAGTCGATTGACTCGGCAAATGCTCGGCTCTCCACTTTTTAAAATCTTGGCCAGTTGTTTGTCTAAAAAGTTCAGTTCTGATCGTTGGCCAATCCGCTCCTATCGAAAGCATTAGACCGGCTGCGTCAACTATTTCCGCCTTAATTTCACTCGGTACTAAAGTTTTTTTTGCCATAACAATACCCCATTAAGAATGCGCCCACGACGTTCTCGGCTTGGTCGTAGTTGTCCCGCCAACCATAGCAATTTTTTCGTCGATCACTTGTATTTGCGTTTGCAAGTCTTTACACAACAGCCCTAAACTCTCATTACTTGAACTCGCTTTTTTTAGAATATCATTAAAATTATCGACTTGGTTTTTGCTCAATTCTGTTTGTTTATGTAAAGCAGCTTTAGCACTACGCAACTCGACTATTAAACCCGACATAAACCCGACCAACAAACTTGAACAAACAACAGATACTATAACTACTATTTCCAACATTTTTTAACCTTTCTAAATTCAAAATAAAAAAATACCCAAACCAATCATGATTCGGGCATTAAAATTAGCCATATAATCGTATATCTAAATTAAGGAGTCATAACATTTTAACACACCTTACAAATAAAAAAAAGTGAAGTGTCGGCAACGTACTTCGCCAGGACAAACAGAGCTACCAACCCTGGCTTTTCAGCGTCGTGAAAGTTTAGAAGACTCTTCCAAAAAACTCCTAAAAACACTACCGACACACAAATTTCTATAAAAAAATTGCGTTTTATGCAAACATTTTTGCTAGCAATTGATAGCATTTTTTACATGATATGACAGTGTGGCCTTGTTTTTATAAATTTAACGTCAATATAAAAAAAAATGGGGTTTAAATACCCCATTAAGAAATTTGAATTTTTAGAGTTAAAGTCTTCTTAGTCTTCTTAGTCTTCTGTGTCTTCGCAATCTGGAGCTCCATAGGGGGGAGCTCCCCATGGTCCGAGATTGTAGGTGTCAACCCTCTGTTGCTCTTCAAAATCTTTTATAAACTTAGATTCTGACCTATTCATCAAATTTCCACAGAAAATATAACATTTATTTTCTTTGCTATATTCGTAAACCGATCCAGAAGCATGATCGAATCTAAATTTTTCGTTTTTTTCTGTTGTCATA